ATATATTTTACTTGATGCAAATTATCATCAGATAAAGCGGGGTATTTATTTCTAATATCTTGGGTTATGGGCGCTATTTTCTTTATATATTCCTTCCTATCTTGAGCGTTATTTATAACTAAAGGGTTTTTTAGTTCTAGCTTCGCCTCTTTTATATTTTTTCCGTACTTGCTGGCACCTTCTTTTGTCTTACTAAAAAATACACCTTCCCCTATATAGTCGCCTTTTGGCTCATTAGCTCCAAACTTTTTCAAATCAAAATCATCAAATTCTGCATTCGTCCCATGATAAAAAACATCGCCTTTACCAGCCTGCTTAACAGACTTTGTTTTTATGTTAATCCCTAAATCTTGCAATTCATCATAAAACGATGATATTTCACTTGACGTATTAACAGATATGTTTTTTAGTTTAGTCTTCGCCACGCTATCAAGCTCTTGACCCGCTTCTTTTCTTAGTTCGTCCAAGCCTTTATATCTTTTAAATACACTGCCGCCAATTGGATCACTTGATCGCCTTGTTGCCGCGACTCGTGCGTTATTTTTTCTCCCTTCAAGGATGTCCACCATAGACCTGATTCTAGATTTTGTTTCAGGATTGGAAACCTCTATAACCCTGAGCGCTCTTTCATCAAAACCTTGTCTTTTTGCTACATTAACAGGAGCAGATCGGCCAGCATCAAAAATCTTGCCATTAAATGCTTTCTTCCCTAACAAATCTTTTCCTGCATCGCCCGCCTCTAATCTTTTCAGTAAGCTTTCTCTAACAACGCCTTTCTTAATATCAGCTGGTGTTGCACCTCTTAGCGCCCTACCAATACCCAAGCCGACGACCGAAGCCGCACCCTCTGTAACTACTGCCTCTGGATTAAACTCACCCCCTGCAGCAGATTCTACACCTTGTAGTGCGGACTCAGTAACAAGCCCGCCACCAACTATACGAGCAGGCGAAGACGCTAGACCACTGGGAGTAAAAGCCGAAGCCCTACCAACAAATTGTCCTACATCAAGGCCGCTAAGCCCCGGCTTATTAATAATCGTTTGCTGCCCTGTACGGTTATTTGCTGCAATTAAGTTTCCTGCTTCATCTTGAGATATACCAATATCAGGCGAAGCGCTTTTTAATATTCTTGATATTTCTTGTGGGTCACTAGCTGACAATAAGGCAGTAGAAACTAATAGTTGATTCTTTGCGCCAATATCAGGGAGAAGTGATGCCACCCCCATCCCTAAGCCTATTTCAGGCAGCTCAGTAGCAGCCCTTGTTGAGCCAACGAATGAGTCCCTACTCTCTAGCTCATCAAGCAAAGGTCGTATTTTCGCTACATCCCCTTGTGGTTGAGCAAATTGCAGGTCACGCATAATTTCCTCACGCGGCCTAAATTGAGTAATATTTTGCGGCCCTACTTGTTGCTCTGGCTCAACGGCTTGCTGTGGTGCTACCTCTTGAGGTGCTGCCTGCTCTACTGCAGCATCACCCCCAATAATACGCTTAACTGTTGCCTGTATTACTTGCGGGTCTGTGCCATCAGGAAATTCCAGTACACGACCATCGGCAAGATTAGCTTGTATGGTCATTGTATTAGATTCCCTTGTGCGTCAAAACGTAACACTTGCGGGGCTGCATCTTTTGGGGTGGCTACACTTTCTGTCGGCCTTTGTATCTGCGCCTCCATTGCTTCTTGCTCTTCAATAAAATCATTAAGAAGCTGAATGTTTGCCTCCTCACTTCGACCAACGCCAAATATAGCCGCTTTCATACCTTGAACATCCGCATCGGTTGGTCTGATCTCGCCAGAAGCTTTTAATTTTTCTCGTGCCGCAACCTCTGCAAATGAATTGAATATCTCATCAAATGATCCCTGATCTGTCCAAACACCAACAGGAGCAAAAAGAGCAGCTTGCCGACCAACACCAGAAGACCTCAACCCAGACTCTAGCGCCTTCTTAAACCCTTTCGCTTTCTCTAAGTTTCTAACTCTAGCGCCAGAGGTGCGCTTAAGCATGTTTTTGTCTTTAGCGTCAAGAGTTCCTGTAGTAGCTAGCTCATTTATTCTAGCCTCTGCAGCGCCAACCCTCTCCGCTGTGCCAACCTTAACATCTACCTTCGCCAACTCCTGCGCCTTAGTTCCCGCACCCTTAATAGTTGCCTGAGAATCTGCCACGCTTTGTGTAGTTTCTTGGGATTCCGCGATTCTTTCTTGTGCAGAGATGCCAGCCCTAGGATCTAAGCCTAATGAAATCCGCTTAGCTTTGATTGCATCCTCTTCTGACAAACCTTGCGTCTTAAATTTAAAGTCTTGAGTCGCCGCACTATCTTTAGCTAGATCAATAGAGCCAACCAAACCCTGTAATGTTTGCCTAGCTGATTCAATATCTCCAGACTCAAGCAAAGATATGTATTCTTGCGTTTGTGTGGTGTCGCCGCCGCGTTGCTTTATTGCTGCCAGCCGTTGGTAAGCAAAGCTTTTAGCGCCTTGTATATCATTGTTATTAAGTTGGTTTAAGCCTATTTTTGCATCACGAATATAATCGTTAATGTCTTTCGCGCTTTTGGCTCTGATAGCTTCCCCCAAAGATAAGGCTATTTCAGGATCTATGCCAGAAAGCTCCTCTAGTGCGCCCTCACTACCTTTTAGCGCTTCGCCGGATAACTCTCTTACCTTTCCTTGCCTAGAAATCTCTTGACCTTCACGAAAGCTGCCGACAAGATCAGGAGCCTTTTGGCTTAATATTGCTTGTGCTAATACAGAAGATACCATTATGAGCCTCCGAAGAATGTACCCGCTAAACTAGCAAGCTGGTTATTTGTTTGTGCTTTCTGTTGTGCGCTAGATATACCTTGAAGCCCTGAAATCTCAGCCGCGTTTTGTATACCTTGAATTTGTGGGGCTGTTGCGCCTAGTCTAATATTAGCCATTTGCGTACCCAACCCTTGCTGAATATTGGCTTCATTTACTGCGCCACCCTCGATAATAGACGAGGCATCACCACGAACACTACGAGATAAGGCCGCTAATGGTTCTAATTGCGCCAATCGCTGTTGAATAATATTAGTCTGTTGCGCCCCAGCTAATTGTTGGCCTGCTTGAATAGTTGCGCCGCCACCTAACTCACCTCTAGCCGCTGCGCCCCGGGTCAATTGCTGCTGCTGTCTGCGCTGTAACTCTTGATCGAATTGCGATACCGGGATATTGCCTATAGCCTGCTCTTGCGCCTCTTGCCCCTGTAGCCCCAAAATAGCCTGCTGCTCGTTAAAGCCGCGTAAGTCGTCCACTTGCCGCAGCGGATCTAAACCTGCTTGCGTGGCTTGCTGTGATAGCCCTAACTGCTCATTAGAGCCTTGCTGTAGGATACTCAACGCTTGAGGGGCTCTAGCTGCTATTAAATCATCAATGCTTTGAAACCCACCTGCTGGAGCCGAAACGGAGCCGCTTAAACTCTTAAAAGCCATTATATTCCACCCGTCCCTTCAAAGCCGCTGGCTCCAAAGCCTTTTGGTTGTTGTGTGTTTTGACGCAGAAGCCCAACTTTAGGCGCGAATAATTGCCCCGCTAAACCTGCTATTGATTCTGCCGTTTGTGCATTAGCTCGCTGACCTGCTACATTAGATAGAAGCCTAGCCTCATTACTGCTTGCCTGCAGCTGTGCTAGCGCAGGGTTAGCCCCAACTAGAACTGTCGCCCTATTTGATGCCGCGTTACCACTTAAATCTGCAAGCCTTTGTAATCCAGCCCTTTTAATTTGAGCCTGATCGGAAGTGGCCGCTAATCCTTGTTGTCCAGACGCTAATAATGAATTTCTAAAATCTGGACTTGCCGCACTAACAGACAGGTCACCTTGCCTATCAACTTCTCGGTCCACTACTGGCGATATATTAAACATCTCTGGCCGACTTCTAATAAAATCGGTTGATGCCGCTCTGATCGAGTCAGCGATCGCACCACTTACAGGCAGATTACCAATGAATTGCTCTTGCGCTAACTCCAAAGCCTGCAAGTCTGCGAAAGGGTCTAGTTGCGCCGATGCTTCGGACGCCCCTCGAATAGAAGTTTCTTCCGCTAATGCACTTTGACGCAATATATCCGCTTCGCCAGCTTTGCCAGCCTTATCTAAAAGATCTGCAGACTGTATAGCCGCTTGTCGCTGCCCTTCTGCTGCGCTCTGACTTGCTTTTTTTGCGTCACGCTGACCCTTTATTGCAAGCGCTGTACTGCCAACCGCAGCTCCAATTAACGCACCTGTTGCTGTTACCATTTCATTTGCTCCCGCGTTATTCCATATTGATAGATGCCGCAAATACCATTTCTATCCCAAGACTCTGAATTATAGCCCTGCTCGGTTAACCCTAGAGCCTGAACAAATTTAATAACATTAGAGAAGCATTCTGGTATATTAACCACTACTTTATTAAATCCTGTATTAGAACAAAGCCAATCCATCACAGCGTAACCACCTTTTAATGAATACTCTCTCTTTTCTGGCAACATGAAAACATGGCCTTCTAGTAAAATGCGAGAAAGCGAATTAAACCTATACATGCCAAGGTACTTGCCATTTAAAAAAAGACCTAACCAAATTTCGTTAATTAAGTCAGGCATATATCTATCCACGCCTGACTCTGCTATGTCGTCCCACACGGCATCCATAGTGCCCAAGACAATTTCGTAATCATATAGGCGTTTAACTATGATCTCGCTATCCATCCAGTGCTGCCCTCGCCTGTGTTTTTAAGATAAATTCCTGTGCCTGCACTATCCGTGTCAACATACCATCGGCCAACAGTTGCAATAACTACGCTTTCTGGGCTTCCAGATCCAACGAGAGGCGGTTTAATCGCCTCCGTGACCTGATCCATCCATATTGCAAACTGAACGTTAGGAAAGCCATCCAGAATGATTTTATCGGTTATTGCTGGTGCTTGTATGAACTCAGCCAATGTCTGCTTCAACCTTTATTAATGTAGCCTTTGTGGGGCTTGACACCTCGAATTGTAGCACTCTTTGACGTGGAAACCTACCGCGCCTATTCCATACTGGGCGGTGCATATACTCGCCTATCTTGCCCATTGAGCGAGATATAAAGCCGTCATAAGTTCTTGCGCCATCATCTGACCAAGAAAAAGTAATCTTAGGATCTGAGCCGCCGGTTGCAAAAATAGCATTGCCTGCCGCATTAGTTCCTGTCTGTATTTTTAAATCGTTAGCTAGTCCTACTCCAGCCTCAATAACGGCCTCGATAGATGCCACATTTACGGCATTACCGGAGTTATCAAAAGGGCGCGATGTTATAAGTCTCGGAGTTAAAATACCATATTCTAGCGACTCATCCTCTCTTAGCTCACCGATATTGCCAGTTTGAGAATCGCCAACAATCGTTACCCCGTAAGCTGTAACAATATGCGAAACCCTATAAGCTGAAAGGCTTGCACCGTCAATGGATTGTCTTTCATGCCAACGGTTATTGGTTAAATCGTAAACATAACAGGTTGACAATGTTGATATGCCCATCATGTAGGCGCCTGATTCAGCATATACCCATGAAAACAATTGACCTTCCAGCTCTTCGATAGATAGTTTTGACAGTTCATTTTCTATTGCGATAGTTGATAACTTTCTTTGTTGACCACCTGACACCAGCCAAACCGCTGGGGACTCATCAACACCACCACCAACAAACGCAAGACCGCCGCCAAACTTAACAATTGACTGCGGAGAAAATACACCGATATCAATGGCGGCACCAACAATGGGCGCGAAAGGTGAAGGTGCGCGGCCAACATTTCTAAAAGGCTGGATTGTCTCTGATCCGAAAATGTAGAGCTGACCATTAAGAACGCCCTGCCCTCTTATCTGGTCTGGGTCTACTTCTGCCACGTTAAAATCTAGCGGGTCATAGCCAGTAAGGCCGTTATTTAATGGAGAATTAAAAAACTTCTTTCCATCTGATTTATGGAATGAGAAATAACCGTCAGTATAAATGACACTGGAAGCTGGGCCATCAAAATTAGAGTCTGTAATTTCCGTTAATGTATCTGGTGATGCCGTGAAAATATAGCTTTTACCTGCCGTTAGCGTGTCGGGTATAGCAACAACACATAATTGAGTGCCATTATCTGCCATATAAACACGGCTAATTCCATCTATCACACCAACCGAAACAGTGGTATAAACATCAGCCCCAGCAACAATAGTTCGCTCTAACCTAAACAGCGTATTAGAAATAACAAAATAAGGAATGCCAGCCAATACATGCGCACCCCTGCACGAGTCAAGCACACTACCCGGGATAAGGGCTGTAATGCCCTCAGTACTGAATAAGTTAGCGTCGGTGATAGTGGCAGACTGGGGTACGGAAGGACGCCAATTTACCGCTCTTTGGGCGCTTAATGGTAATGCGTCAGAAGTGTAGAATCCCGCTGCTATTGGTAGCGT